TCTCTTCGGTGCTTCTTGCTGAAGCCATCGCTAGTGTATACTTCATTTTCTTTCTTTTAAATCCTGCGCACGCGGTCCTTTATCAAATTTAACTCCTCTCTCTTCAAAAATGGCGGAAATCCACAAGGAGATGGGCTCTGACGAGTGGCTCAAGCCCCTTGGATTTCAACTTGATGAGAGTCGTACACTTTTCCTAAAAACAATTCAAACTCTAAAAACAACGCCTGAAGCCATTCGTGCCGTACAAGAACCCATTCACCGACTTCGTGAAACGGTCCTCGTTACAAATGTTGAAAAAGTTAATCGACTTTTTTTGGAACTCAAGGGGTTTGAAGAGAAACTTACTGAGTTTCGTACACAGCCGAAAGAATGGGAGGCGGAGAGTCTTTCACAACTTGTTTTTACACAGGAATGGTCACGGCCACTCAATGAAGTACCCTTTCTGCTTCCTGCCCTCTCCATTTTCAAAATCTATGTAGTCCCCTTTTTCGCCGTGTTAATTCCGCTGATTGCATGGATTCTACCATTTATCATTCTCAGATTTATCTTCAAGATTCCTATGCCGTTTAATACATATATGACTACGTTGTCGTCAATGTGGCTCGGTGGAAAACTCTGGTCAACAATGAATTTGGGTGAACGAGCGCGTATTCTCTTTCAAACCTGTTGGACCGCCTTCGGTATGATTCAGGGTGTAATTCAACCCGTTCAACAAGCATTCCATATGAAGAAGATAGACGACCAGATTCTTGAACGCGGTCAGTTCTTTCAGGCGTATTGTGCCAAACTCAAGGAGTTTTTTACGACCTATAGCGCAGTCACAGGTCGCACAATTTCATGTCCGCACCTAGATATCTGGTCAACAGAAGAGCCCCGTCAACTCTATGCCTATGTTCGCGACCATCCTACAGACTTGTCATGGATTACACATACGCTTGCAAAACACGAAATTGAATGGTGTCTTGCTATATGCCCCGAACTCTGTTTTGTGAAACTCACTCGCACCCGTGGTCCCTCTTGTAAATTGGTGAACTTTTTTGATCCGAGTATACCAGCCGAGAAACGAGTCACATCTTCCTTCGTTTCCCGCGGGCACACGGTCTTGACTGGACCGAATAAGGGCGGAAAATCCTCTATCCTACGGGCTCTCTTGCTGAATGTCTGGCTTTCACAGACATATGGCGTTGCTTTTGCCACAGCGGCCACACTCACTCCGTTTTCCTGGATTGAATCAGGCCTTCGTCTTGTTGACCAACCTGGAGCCCAGAGTCTTTTTGAACGTGAACTCTCTTTTGCATCAAAAGTTCTACGACGCAGCAATTTGTCTGAACGGGGACTTCTTCTCTATGATGAACTTTTCCACAGCACAAATCCTCCCGATGGAACAAAAACTGCGAAACGATTTTTGGATTCTTTATGGACATCTACTTCTGTATTGAGTGTTGTAAGTACACATGTATTCGAACTTGTAGAGACTTCACCGAAGCAAGTACAGCGTCTCTGTGTCCCCGCAAGTATTTCAGATAGTGGCATACGTTTCTCATTTACACTTGTACCCGGTATTTGTAAAGTCAGCAGCGTTGAAGAACTTTACAAGAAATTTGGGTTCCCTAGCGCCCCCCTGACCCCTGCGGGTAAACCTAGCACCTTAAGTTAAGATTACTAAACAGAAATAATGAACTCCAGTGGTTTTACGGAATCTCTGACGATTGGTATTACGCTCACGCTCGTCTTCGGCGCCGTCTGTTTCTATCTCTACAGCCGCCTAGTTCAGAATGAAAAGCGGGTTTCGCTCATTGAGAGCATCCTGCTCGATGTAAAGATGTCAATGGAGATGGTTGGCCAGGGACGTGGCGACCATAGCCATGATGACCATGATGAAATGGCCGTTGAACAGGTTGAGGCGGTATCTGCACCCGAGCCGCTGAACCAGATGGATGTAGATAGCTCTGAGGAGGAACTCTACAAGGATGTTCTTCAACAGGCCGAGCGTCAGCCTGAGATGAAGGCGTTTGAGGTCACGGATTCTAAGGTTACTCCGAAGGCGGACCCTGTTCAGGTGACAAAGGTCAGTCCGACCTATGAGTCCATGTCAGTGAAGGAACTCAAGGACCTTGCTAAGAAGCGCAATCTGAAGGTACCGAGTGGAGCGGGTCGTAAGGAACTTACAGAGGCGCTTCGCAAGGCGGAGACGCCTGCTCCTCTGGCTGCAGTACCTGAGGGTGCACCGCCTGCGGTCGAGGGTGCTCTTCTCGAGGAAGATGCTGAACTCACATCTTAAGGAGATATAGATGGACGCGAAACTCTTCCGCCTTCCAACGGAACCCTTTTTATATACAAATCTTTCTGAAAGTCAATCGAAGCAGGCCTTTGTTCAAAGACTGACACCCAAGGGCGTCTATGCAATTGCACCTGTACCTGATGCACGGTACCCCGGTTGGGCTGCACCTATGCAGGATGCTGCCGTATTAACTGACTACAGGACTCACTGTAGTGAAAATATTCCTGCTGGAATGCAGTATTCAGTGCATCTCTGGTCACAAAGAAATACGGATGCAATTATTAATCTATCGCGCGAACGGTATAGTGTCAATACGGGCGCTAATCTAGGTTTTGATAACACAGTTGTTCCGCCTCCTGCAAGTGTAGTGCAATGCGACGCCTTTGGGTGCTCAGGATACCAGACAAATCTCCGAAATGGCATCGGCCAGGAGCGCCAGGAGCATTTGCCGGCACTGTTTGGAACCTTCAATACGAATGTACCCCAGCAGACTCAACAACTTCCTCCTGTGACTCGTCGTTTTGAAGGTGGGCGCAATTCAGCTCGTGGCCGCTCTTTTGAGACACTTGGTTCAGGTGGTGTTGGCTCTGCTAATCTTGGAGGCACGTTCATACGCGCTGCTTAAGCAATCATTAAATACTAAAACAGAATGAACAAAGGTACACTCTGTTTTGATATTGGAATTAAGAATCTCGCCTGGTGCATTACCACTGTAGCAGGTGAGCAGATAACCATCAATGGATGGGGGAACTATAATCTACTAGAGGAGCGTGCTTCAAATGATGCAGGTACAAAGGCACCCTTATGTGCATCCTGTAGTGCGAAGGCCCGATTCAGCTCAGTCGCCGGTCTCTCATGTGCTCGCCACGTACCTGTAAGTGCTCCTCTTTTGAAGGATGCCAGTGGTAATCTCTTTACAAAGATTCCTGGGGCTCCACAACTTCGTGCAATTCTCACTGAAAAGGGTATCAAACCAATTCCGAAGACAAAGGAGGCTATGGTGACCGCTGTTCAAGCCTTTGCATCACTACCGGTTGTAAAGGTCAAGGTGCCCCATGCAGCCGCAATTGATATTGCGCAGATTCACGATGCAATTCGGACCTTTGTCTCCAAGGAGCTTGCGCCGTTTTTTGGCATTTTGGGAGAAGTTCGTTTAGAAAATCAGCCTGTTCTGAAAAATCCTGTGATGAAAACGGTTCAGATGCTTCTCTATGCAACTCTACGGGATGCCTTTCTGAATGCCGGTCATCCGACCATTCCTTTCAAACTGGTTCACGCAGGAATGAAGGTCAAGGGAAAGGCGACGGGAACAGCGGGATATGCGGACCGTAAGAAAGGTTCCGAAGAGCGGACAGAGGCTGCTCTCGCTAAGACTACCGTTGTTCGAGCAGCAGAATGGCTGGCCTTTTTTAAAGGAAATAAGAAACGTTCCGATCTTGCGGATGCTTTTTCCATGTGCCTTGATTCAATGCCTGCTGTAGCCGCGGCCCTTGCCGTGGCACCAGCCGCGGTAAAGCCTGCTTAAAAAGTCCTTGGAAATTCAAAAGAAGGAATGGCAACCATTCACCAAATGGAAGAGGTCTCTCGGCAAATGGGCCCCCCCGATTTAGGGTTAAGCGATGAGATCGGTAATGTAATTAACCTGAACGACATGGGTGACGACCTTGGAATGAGTCTACTCGCAAATCCGAGCAAAGTCAATTCTGGCAACTCGAACTCCGGCCAAACAGTAAATGTTCCTATGAGTCGTCCTGAGCCGCCTACAATAAGCTTCTCGCAGGGAGGTAGTGGAGGTGGCATTGGCCTCCAGGAGGTTGATATTGCTCCGCTTGAGCCACTAAATCTTGGTTCTGATTTTGGAAGTGCACCTGTAAACATCGAGATTCGCAAGGAGCAGAGTGGCGATGTGGGCGCCAATCTCTTTTCAAACTCACAGACAGCCACTGGACCGGTCTTTTCACTCCCTGCGAGCCGCGACCCCGATGCTGAGAAAAAGGAGAAGGTGGAGCTTATTAACAAGCTTCAGCGCCTGGAGGCGAAGGGCTTCCCCGTCACTCGTCACTTTACAATGGACAACAGCCTCGAAGAGATTAAGCAGGAGTATCTCCGTCTCGTAGATGCTAGAAATCTGGAGGCGAGTCTCCGTTTTCAGCGTCAGATGACAATGGGCCTTGTTACGGGCCTTGAGTGGATGAACAATAAGTTCGACCCGTTTGACCTGAAGCTTGAGGGCTGGTCCGAGTCCGTTCACGAGAATGTCGAGGATTTCGATGAAATCTTTGAGGAACTCTATGATAAGTATAAGGACCGTGGAAAGGTTGCGCCTGAAGTGCGCTTTGTCATGGCACTTGCTGGTAGTGGCTTCATGTGCCACATGAGCAACTCCTTCTTCCGCCAGAAGATGCCGAGCATGGATGATATTCTGAAGAAGAATCCAGAACTGGCGAAGCAGATGGCTGCGGCGGCGGCTGCTCAGGCGGGCCCGGGTTTTGGCAATTTCATGGGCATGGCGATGGGCGTCCAGCCGTCACAGCCGCAGGCCTTTGGTGGGATGCCGATGCCGCCTATGCCGCCGATGGCACCTCAGGTACCCCAGCAGATGCCTCAGGCGGGTCCGTTTAACAACTCTGCCCGTGTTCCGAACATGCCGCAGCCGGTTGCGTCGGTTGAGCCTCCTCGTGTAGCTCGTAGGGAGATGCGTGGTCCCAGTGGTGTTGACGATATTCTGAAGACCTTTGCGGAGGTTCGCCAGGCGGAGGCCATGAGCGATGTTTCGAACATGAACATGGCCCAGATGGGTTCTGCCACAGCCGCCGCTGAGATGCAGAGTGTTCACTCAGAGGAGATTCGTAGTCAAACAGAGTCTGTTCGCACTTCAGGAGGTCGCCGCAGGAAGCGCAATGCGCCGATTCTAGGAAATGAACTGAGTATTAATGTATAATTTCATATGCGCATTTGTAAAATGCTATTATGAAAAAGTCTGAAGAAGTGCCAAATTCTGCCCATAAATCTCTTCAACGGGCGCCGGTTTCTCCTGTTTTCCTTCGGCAGCTGGTGCTGCCACTCGTGCCTGCTTTTCACTCAGGCGACGCAGAATTTCACCCTCTTCGGGCGTGAGGCCACCTGGTGCTGGACTTGTAAAGTCCTCTTTCCCTTCGGAACCACCCAAATAGAGGCTACTATTTTCATTGAATAGGAAGGAGAGAAGTGCCAGTACAATAATGCTCATAAAGAGGGCAACAAGTACATTGCGTGTAGCCACGAAAATAACTGTAAAGACTAAAATGCGGCGAACCCAAACTTGCTGGAAAAACTTCTCCTGTCCCTTCGAAATTTCAAGTTGAAGAAAACGGCCGCCAAGATTTAGCATTAACATCATCGTTCCGATAAAATACGGATTTGTATTCAGGCTATTTAGAATCACATCGATTGGATTTGCAACTTCTACAGCAGCTGCAACGGCAGCAACTGCGGGTGCGGCATTTGCTACACTCATCTACTCATTGATTAGTTTTTGGACGGCGCCTTTGGCGCCTAAGCGACAGCGCCAGTTTCCAGCCAAGGCTTTGTCAGGCGTGAAAGGTCATTCAGATAAAAAAAGAGCGCAAGGGCCGCCATGATTCCAACTGTAGGGCACCAGACAAGTGCCGCAATGAGAGTGAGTACAAGAAAGAGACGCCAGTACGGAAACTTATATAAATAGACCCACTCAACCGGGTACGGTGTGTGAAACAGTGAACCTTCAAAAAGATTCCAGGAGAAAAATGCAACTGTTACAAGAAGTCTGGCCGTTGCATCGACCACTCCTCCAGGACTGAGAGCACTTTCCCATGCCTCCATCTACCTGTATCGCCGATTATCTCGAGACACTGGAATTCTGAACACCACCACCTGAACTGTATCCGCCTCGGGTGTCATCAATCTGGCTCTCTCGAGTCACCTTTTCTTCTTCAATCGCTGTCGGATTCTCTTTCAGGGCCCGCTCAACGAACCACCGCTTTGTTTTCGGTATCGTGATTTTGGAGGTCTCGCCACCGCTTCCAAATCCCTCCTGAATGGCGGCCATACGAGAGCCAATCAAGAGACTGATTGAAATAGCTGTTAAAAGTCCAAGTATCCATCCGTATTCACTGGTGATAAAGACAACAAGGCCGAGTCCAAGGCAGCGGCCCAGAAATGAATCGGCTTGGTGGTGAACAGCCTCAGGAATAGTGTCCTTAAAGACAATCACAAGTACAGTGGCAATATATAATAATAACATGATAGAAGACTTTGATTTTTGTATAAAGTCCAACACAGCGCTTTGAAGTGTGGTCATTCCTATTGTCTAAACACTTTTCTTTGCTGACCACAGAGAGTGGGTCAGATGAACTACTGTTCCTTTGATGATGCCTTCCCACAAATTGGACCCACAGCCCCTGGCTGTAGGGATCAAAAAGGCAGCGAGTCGGCTCGCAAAGAAGAGAGAAAGAAGGCAAAGCGTTGCAAGGGTCCGCCGATGACCTTTCTTGATTTAGATCCTGATCGTCCGGCTGTTCAACGTGTACCGGCTGTTCCGCCGCTAAATAAAGAGACTGGACTCCGGGAACACACACCCGATGATGCTCCTCATGCTGAACCGTTTACAGGCGATGTTCCGTATGATTTGACAAGTGAACGGCAACCTGATGATGCCGGCCAAGTTGCCAGGAATACATTTCCTAAGATTCCAAAGAATACACAACTGGTTGGCTCTTCTACGGGAGCTCCAAAGTACTTTGGAACAAAATACAATGACGAGGGATTTGAAAATCAGAATCTTACAATGCCTCCGCCACCTTTTACAAATGTGATTGGACAGGACCCGGCCTATTCTGATTTGAATAGCGCCTTCAAGCAAGGTGGTGGTGTTGCCAAGGCGAGTGCACTTGCTCCGACACCTTCTGTAAGTGATTTCTGGAAGCCGATGACAAAGTCAGGTGCCAATACGGCCTTCTACGATGAACTGCCTCCTCCTGGAGGACAGATGCCAAAGGGTGCTGTGACAATTGATGAGACTGTATCAAAGAAACTGGATTTGCTATTTGCTCGTCTCGATGATTTAGAATCACGGCGGGGCGAGAATACGCAGACGGAGATTTTACTGTTTGTTATGTCTGGATTATTTGTGCTTTTCTCAATGGATATTGTGTCACGGCAGGCTGCTAGGATTCGTCTTATATAGAATATAGACTTGAAAGACCAAGAAGATCCAATTCACCCGGTAAATTTCCTACACCTGGGCGAGTAATTGCTGTTAATCCTCGAGGTGCTGGCCTTGGTGCACCAGGAGCAGGGCCAGGAGGAGCATTATTGTTATTATTATTGTTATTATTATTGTTATTATTATTGTTATTGTTATTATTATTCTTAACTTCGATATGAGGAGAAAGCCCAGTGCCTGCACCAGGAAGAGCACTAGGAGGTCCAGCAGGAGGAGGAGGGCCACCAGCACCAGGGGCCGTTAAAGCAGCCACTGTACGAAGAAACTGTATATCAAACATGTCTGAACCCTTCGGCTTCTTTGATATAGGCACCAGACCATCCAAAAGACTCAAAATATCCTTTCGTGTAAA